GTGAATAATCATAAGGCTGATAAGCAACTAGAATTCTACCAGAATGATACTGTGTCTTAACTAGCTTAATATCATAAACCAAACTTCCTCTCCAATAATTGAAATGTTGTGAGACAAAAGTAATGGGTCCTAATGATTTAACATCAACTCCTGAATCCGACTGATCAAAGTAGGATACATTAGGTCCGACAAAAACTTTTCCAATTAGTATACCTCGAACATCCGAAGTACCTATAGTGAAAGAAGTTACATAAGATGGAATAGAAGTCAAAAATGCGACACTCATTTCATCTTTTTCGGTACCAAACAAAGTAGGATCTAATGTTACATGATTACCAATAGTCATACTTAATGGTTCTGCACCATCTACACCATCCCCAGTAGCCATATAAGGATAATTACTCCTAATGGCTCTAGCAGGAGCTTCAATTAAACTAGGTTTACTGAAGCCTAGAGCTTTCGCTCCAGCGGCTAGACCAGTGCAGGCCCAAGCAAGTGGGTTACAAAATGAACTCAATAATGGAATTTTTCCTAAATTAGTAGCTACGCTACTAGCCATAGTCAAAGTATCCGATATTATAGTGCCATTTTGTTCTTCAGCAATGATATCTCTACCTCTGCGTGATTTACCCATTTGCAAACTACCAACAACTCCAAGCTTAACTTCAGTATAGTAAGCCCACAGATTAAATTGTGCTGTCTGTGAACCTCCGCTACCTGTAGTCAGACTCTGGTACGGGTACATAAAGAACCTGCCAGGAGTTGACAAACGTTTACTCGTATTATCAAAAACATACGAATTGTAAGCGCTAGACCAAGGTATGGAAAGCGTTACTGACGTATCGCATGCTATATCGATTTCAACGTGCGGTAGTTGTAAATTTTGAACCAAGGAAAATCTGTGCATTCTTTCCCATATTGCTAACCTAACATCTATTGAACACCCTCCCATGGGTATATAACAGAGAAGATATCTTCCCTGTTGCATAGGATGAGCATTAACTTGAAGAGTCAAATTAAGCGTAGCACAGATATTAAAAATTCCGTCCATTTTCTTAGCAAACATAACCTCATAAAGAGGTGACTGCCAATCAAATGTGTTAAAAGTACTGGGTCCATCTAATGTAGATAATTCTCCAGTCGATATTTTAACTGGTTTTCCCAAG